CTAATCAAATATAATAACTTTACTAAAAGGCTTCTGGACAAGGTCTTAGCAAAATCATTTGACTATATTATAGCACAAAAAGAGGATAAAAAACATGAACAATTTACAAATTATCGTAGTAGGCACAGTAGTATCAGTGGTCTTGATTGAATCGCTGATGATGAATATCAAGCTTAAAATGGCCATGAGACAGAAAAAGAAGATTCAATTTCAAGCGCCGAAGATTGAAAAAGGGTTTATCGACTTTAAAACTGGTCAACGTGTGGACATTGATCCCGTGACACGAAAAGAAACATTTGTGGATTAGTAGAGAAACGGAGGGGAGTAATGTCTGAAATCAAATGGATTAAAATTACTACTGATGTTTTTGACGATGAAAAAATCTGTCTTATCGATGCACTTCCTGATCATGATGCTATTCTGGTAATTTGGTTCAAAATTCTAGTGTTGGCTGGAAAATTGAATAAAAATGGAGTTTTAGCAATTTCACCTAATTTAGTTTATACAGATGAAATGTTAGCTAATAGATTCCAAAGACCCCTCAACACTGTTAGGATGGCCTTGGGAATATTTGAACGGTTCGGTATGATTGAGGTTATTGAGGGTGTCATTACCTTGCCAAACTGGGAAAAACATCAAAATATTGATGGGATGGAGAAAGTCAAGGAACAAACACGAAAACGTGTAGCTAGACATCGAGAAAAACAAAAAGAGCTTGCCATTGGTAACGTTACATGTAACGTTACAGTAACGCACGGTAACGCACTAGATAAAGAATTAGATAAAGAATTAGATAAAGAATTAGATAAAGATATAGAGATAATTAATAATAAGGTGATGATTAGTTCCAGTCTCTCTGAAAATTTGAAATATAGCGGAATCCATCTAACTGATAAGTCACATCAACAGTTACTTGATTATGTGGGACTTGATGGAATGAGTTTCGATATGTTGAACCGTGCAGTCGAGAAAACTTCCGGATCACACAAACCTAGTTTCAATTATCTAATAGCCATTCTTGAAAGTTGGAAAAAGAAAGGCTTCACATCGATTGAGCAGGTGGATGAGGATGACCGTAAATATAAAGAGGGTAAGAACTTTAACCACTCAGGACAAGCAAAATCAAATGTTCCTGAGTGGTCTCAACCTAACTATGTGAACACTACGAGTGAAGAGACCAAGAAGGACCTTGAGCAGAAGAAGAAAGAAATGTTAGAAAGGCTTGAGAAAGGAAGAAACTGATGTTTATTTTGAAACATGGAACAAAAGAAGAAAAACCGTACCTGATGTCTGCGACTATCGGCGTGACTGGAATTGATATTTCTTTTTCAGAAGAGAGGGGAGCTATTCGGTTTGTTTCTCGTGCGGTTGCAATGCAGGTGGCCAAGGCACTAAGATCATTTGGGAATTTTTATGTGATTCAGGTGAAGGGATGATAAATCTATACTTCATTTATAACGGTCACCGCAAGATACTCATTGGGAGTTTTGGCCACATACATAGTGCAATCAACGAACTAAAGAAACACCAAGCTAGTTACTCAGCAATCAGTCATCCACGCTTTCGGAAAAGCATGAGTGATGAAAATATCAGGATTGATTACGGAGCGGTTGATTGCTACTACTTGATTACGAAGAAAAGAGAGGAAAAATAAGATGAATACAAAAATGAATTTGGAAGAAAAGGTTCAACAATGGTTTGTTGAACGAAATTTACATGAAGCAAATCCAGTCAAGCAGTTCTTGAAGCTCATGGAAGAGTCAGGAGAATTGTTTGAAGGCATTGCAAAGGACAAATCTGAGCTGATCTATGATGCACTTGGAGACATTCAAGTAGTATTGATTGGACTTGAGCAACAAATCAATAACGGTGCTCAGATTTCAGCCAATCAACAGGAACTCGAATTGCTGCTGATGGTTTCCAGTTTGGGTAATATCGCTCAAAAGCTATACGCTCATGTCTGTCACAATGAAACACAAATTCCTTTAATCAAAGCAGATTTGATGTTTCTTGACAGCGTGATCAGTACGGTTTCATTTTGCAATGGCACTACAGCTGAAAATTGCTTAGAAGAAGCTTATGAGGTCATCAAGGACCGCAAAGGTAAGATGATTGACGGGGTGTTTGTCAAAGAGGAGGATTTATAAAATGAAAAAATTAGGTATTGTTTTAGGTGCTGTATTTGTAATCGTTGTATCGCCATTTGTGGTTCAGTATGGTTGGAATGAAATCATCACAACGATTGTCCCAGTTGGTAAAATTACAGTCTGGCAAGCATTAGGGATGGATGCACTACTATCTTTCATCTGGCCTGTGCTATCTAGCAAAAAAGAATCTGAAGAGGATTATTCATATGCTGTAAAAAGCAGTATTTCGAAAATCATTACATGTGCATTTTTAATTTGGTTGGCTAGTTTGTTTATTTAAGGAGTGTTAGCATGATACCAAGATTTAGGGTTTGGCTTCCAGATACTATTCAGATGTTGAGAGTGAAAGCACTCGTTTTTGAAAAAGATAGGACAAGGTGTATCTGTGGATATAGTTTTGATTTTTCTCTTGAAGATGAAAATGCAACTATCATGCAATCAACAGGACTTTTTGACATAAATGGCAAGGAAGTGTTCGTCGGTGACATCGTTAAATGTACAAGAGGATGTCTCCATGAAGTGTATTTAGAAAAAGAATACGGTGGTACATTCATAGGCGGCATGCCTGCAGTTTATCTAAAAGGATTGAGTGAAGGATATGCGTGGACCGGATATGAGGAAATCATCGGCAACGTCTATGAAAACAAGGAACTTTTGGAGGAGAAGGAATGAGATATTTTAAAATCCTATTTGTTGTTTTACTCACTTCCTTCCTCGTAGCATGTCACCAGATTTCGAGTGGGACGGTGGTAGATAAGTACATTGATGAACCTCATACAACATTCATTCCCGTTGTGTCCGGGAAAAGTTCGGTGCTTGTGCCAACCAGAACCAAAAGAAAATACATTCTGGTCGTTTCAGGTCGTGCAGGTAATAAGCAAGTTGAAGAAACGTTTGAAGTGACAGCTGAGGAATACAAACACTATGAAATTGGTAATACTTTCATACAAGATGCCGCTTTAGAAAATGAAGAAGGAGATAGAGAATGATTGAATTTATTAAAGAATTTGGAATAACTTTTCTGTGCTTTTTATTGGTTACTCAGTCGTGGAATGTGTGACAGGAAAGGAAAAGAAAGATGATCAATAATGTTGTGTTAGTAGGTCGCTTGACTCGTGATCCTGAGTTACGACACACGCCATCAAATGTGGCTGTTGCGGCTTTCAACCTTGCAGTAAATCGGAATTTTAAGGGTGCGAATGGAGAGCGAGAGGCTGACTTCATCAATTGCATCATGTGGCGCAAGCAGGCTGAAAATTTCGCAAATTGGGTCAGAAAAGGCGCTCTTGTGGGAATCACAGGTCGCATCCAGACTCGTAGTTATGAAAATCAGCACGGTCAGCGTGTATATGTGACAGAAGTTGTAGCTGAGAGTTTTCAAACGCTTGAAAAAAAGGATAACTCTGCAAACCAAGCGAGTATGGAAAATCAGATGCCACCAGGTTTTGGCGCAACCAATCCTATGGATATTTCAGATGATGATTTGCCGTTTTAGAGAGGTGTGAAGAATGAAAAGAAAAAACTATATTATTTTTATCAGGCATTTAAAGAAAATAAAAGATTTAGTAGATTTTTATGAATACATTGTAGATTCAAGAGTTTGTGCAATTGCTATTTATTTATTTATTTTTAATCGTATGCTCACCTTTTATTGCTTTGCTATTTCCAATCGCATACATAGAGCATTGTATTTATAAAAAAAGATTTATTAGGAAATCCGTTGAGTATGATTGGTGTTCAAAGGAATATCTTGAAGAGGTTGTTGATATCAGAAAAATTGAAAGCGAGGAATTTTAATGAACATTCAGGAATTGATTGAGAAATATAAAAAATATGAAGATGGTTTATTCGACATCGGAGCAAAAGTAGCTTGTCAGAATTTTTTAAAAGATTTGGAACAACTAGACAAACCAGAAAAAGTCACCATTCCGCAGTTTGTGGCGGATTGGATTGAAGAATGTAAGTTAAAAAAAGATTTATCTTTAGGCGGTGCTATTCAACTGCCATGCCCCGAAATTTATGAATGGCTAATAGATTGGAAAAATCAAGAACTCTTCGCTCGAGCCTGGCTTGACGGCTACGAGGCAGATGAAGAACCGAAGTACACGGTTAAAGTGAAAGGGATTTCTGAAAACAACTTCTTAATTCATGACAAGGAAAATGAATGTTGGCTTTTTGAAGACAATAACAACGAAAATTCGATATGCACACACCACGCCCGAAAAGAACTAGAAGATGCTGGGTTCGGCTGGGTATTTGATTGTCCAGGGATTGAGATTGAGGAGGTGGAGTGATGAATCTTAGACAAAAAAGAAAACATTACAAATATTCTTATCGATATTTTATAGCTTACTATTCCGAGAATACTAAAGAATTTGTTATCCACTGTCCGAAAAAATATAAGAAAACGCTCAAAAGAAAACTTAAAGTTAACAAAAATTATGATTACGATGAATGTTGTAGAAAGTATTGGTTATACGAGGAATACTATGGCAACATGCCAAAATTCATGAGAGGAAATGAGGTAACAGATTGAAAAGATTCATCGCAATCTGGATATTATTATCCGCTGGATTGAACATCTGGCAGATGGGCAGGATTGCAGAACTAGAACAAAAAAAGCCGATTGTTATCTATAAAGCTGATAATCAAGGCGCAGAAATCAAAGGCAGAGTTTTACAAAAGGAGAAGATTGGCGACATGTACACTATCACAGTACAAAATTACGGAATATTCGTAGTTACTAAAACAAACTATGAATCTCTTAAAATAGGAGATGAGGTAATAGTGTAATGGCAAAGTACAAGAAACCAACTTACATCATCATTCAGGAAGCAATGGCAGAGCACATTAGATTTCTGGAAAATGAACTGTATGAAAGGGCCTATAAGGATATTGAGAAGCTAGAAGCTCAAAATGATTTCTTAAAAGACCTTTGTAACAGCCAACTTGAAATTATCATGGATTATGAATGGAGGCAGATGCAGGAGCAGGCTGAGTTCATAAAAGCTAATACTAGAAAGTGGAGAGCAAGATGCAGCTAAGATTGAAAGAACTTAGAGAGGACCTGTGTTTATCTGTAGGACAGATGGCGAAAGAAACAGGTGTTTCACAAAATACAATCCATTTGTACGAGCGAGGTGGATATCCGTCCATTAAGCAAATTGAAATGATTGCTAAAACCTATGATGTAAATCCTGCGTGGCTTGTTGGATGGATAGATGATGAAATGATGCCTGGAGTCCAGGTCGTTGAAAAAGTGGTCTATAAAGAAAATCCAACAGCAAGATTGCCAGATTATTTTAACAATAATAACGATGGCAAGCTTATCAAGTGGAAGCAATCACGAAGATATTGACGGAAGAATTACTCGAGATAGAAACGAGGTGAGCAATGCCCTTCTTTCCTGATATAAATGAAGCCAAAACAAAAGAAAATGCCAAGAAAATTTTAAAAGGATATCCTCGATGGCGTCGTGTGGCCAATGACACTGAAGGTCAGAGAGTAACGACAACCTACTCATTCATGCCTAGAAACCCGTCAAGTGGAAGAAATAGTCAAGTTGAGAAGTTAGCTATACGGAAAGTTGATGCAGAACTTGAGCTGGATGCAATTGAACAAGCAGTTAGTAACTTACACGATCCTTTATATCGTAGGATACTTTTTGAAAAGTATCTTCAATGGGATTGCAAGAAAGATGAAGTAATTTCTAGGGATTTAGCAATTTCAGAAAGTTCATACTATGATATTTTGGAGAAAGCTTTGATGGCATTTGCAGAGTTATACCGCAATGGTGAACAGGTTGAGATTTTGGAGTGAATTCGGAGTTTTTTTGGAGTAAATTCGGAGTAAGTTCGGAGTGGATATATGATTTTATGTGCTAAAATTATATTATGAAATAATTGTAAAGGCAGGCACACCCTGTCTTTTTCTTTGAGTTTGGAGGTGATATCGTGAAAAAAGTAGAACCTATTCGTGAACTTGATGACATTGAACGGATGAAAGACTTTTTAAAATCAAAGAGTGAGCGAAACTATGTCCTAATCATGTGCGGTCTGTATTCTGGAATGCGCATCAGCGATATTATACCTCTCCAAGTGAAACAAGTGACAGGCGATAGAATCGAGGTTACTGAAAAGAAAACTGGTAAGGTCAAGCGATTTGCTATCAACCCTGAATTAAGAAAAGCTTTAAGTCACTACATTAAAACAAATGACCTTAAAGATTATGATTACCTATTTCCAAGTAAGAAAAAAGTTAGGACAGACGGAGTAAGAATCGTTCATATTGGAAGAGTTGCAGCTTATCAAATATTAAAGCAAGCAGCTGAACATGTTGGCCTTAAAAACATTGGGACTCACTCAATGAGAAAATCATTTGGTTATCATCATTACAGAAAAAATCAAAATGTAGCGATCTTGATGGAATTATTTAATCATTCATCTCCAGATATCACACTTGATTATATAGGTATTAAGCAGGATGAATTAGATGATTCAATGATGAATTTTAGCTATTAAATGACTATTTATTTTACATATTGAGAAAAAGTAAATCAGTTTTTAATGAAACAGATGTAAGCACTTGCTACAGTTGACTTTTAAGAATGTTAGTTTTATTTAACAGAATATAAGATATGTTAAATATACGAGGGTGTAAGAAGCTAAAAAACTCCCCCCTACATCATAAAAATTTACCCCCCTACCTCTTAAAAAGAAAGGACCCTCCGAAGATGAATACTACCCATGAAAGACCGGACCGGAGTGGTCCTCACAGAGTTGCTTTTGAAAAGAATAAAAATATCATTCTCAAAACAAGAAATACTTGTGGGATTTGTGGACTACCCGTAGACAAATCCCTGAGATACCCGCATCCATTGAGTCCGGTCATTGACCACATCATTCCAATCAATCGCAACGGTCATCCATCAGATATTCAAAACTTGCAGTTAGCACACTGGCAATGCAACAGACAGAAGTCTGATAAGCTATATGCTGACGATAGGTCAGCCAATGCTACTGTTGTAGGAAACAGGAACTTGCCACAGTCTAGAGACTGGACAAAGTACAGAAGTTGAAGAAACCCAAAAAAAGAAAAATAATATTATTTTTTAAAAATATCAAAAATAATTTTGAATACTTAAATTTTGAAAAAATAACAGATATGTGAAGTAAGTCCTAGCTAAAGTATAGGGGGGTATCCCCCTCCCACTAGGCGCTCGCGAGCTTCACGCCGTCACTGTACATTTTTTCTCGCGCCAAATCATCAAAATGAAAGGAGAGCGGTTTGGAATTAAGAGGTATTGATTATCTTAGGAGGAAGTTGAATCTTTATCGGAGCAGAGTCAATCTGAGATACAAGCATTATGCGATGCAGCACTATGAAGCGCCGACAGGAATCACAATTCCTGCACACATTAGGGTAAAGTATCAATCTGTCCTTGGTTGGGCTGCAAAGGGAGTTGATAGTCTTGCAGATCGTTTGATCTTTAGGGTTTTTGCTAACGATGATTTTAATGTCACAGAAATTTTTGATCGTAACAATCCTGACATCTTTTTTGATAGTGCTATTTTAGCTGCATTGATTGGTTCATGTAGTTTCGTCTATATTTCTAAAGGTGAAGATGATGAGGTGAGGTTACAAGTCATTGAATCAAGCAATGCGACGGGTGTCATTGATCCTATCACAGGGTTGCTTGTGGAAGGTTATGCGGTGTTGGCTCGTGATGATTACAATCGTCCAACGCTTGAAGCATACTTTGAACCTAATGCTACTCATTTTATTCCGAAAGATGGTAGACCATACTCGGTTACGAATGAAACGGGTATTCCTTTGCTGGTTCCGGTCATTCATCGTCCAGATGCGGTTCGTCCGTTTGGTAGGTCTCGAATTACCAGAGCTGGGATGTACTATCAAAAATATGCCAAGCGTACTTTGGAGAGAGCAGATATTACTGCGGAGTTTTACTCTTGGCCACAGAAATACATTATTGGACTTGATCCTGATGCAGAACCGATGGAGAAGTGGAAGGCAACTGTATCAAGTATGTTGACGATTTCCGCTAGCGATGATGGTGAGAAGCCGAGTATTGGACAATTTACTACAGCAAGCATGTCACCTTTTACTGAACAGCTAAGAACAGCTGCTGCTGGATTTGCTGGTGAAATGGGCTTGACATTGGATGACCTTGGTTTCGTTTCAGATAATCCATCATCTGTTGAAGCTATCAAGGCTAGTCATGAGAATCTTCGTCTTGCTGGTCGGAAGGCTCAGCGCTCACTTGGAGCAGGTTTGCTGAATGTGGCTTATGTTGCAGCTTGCTTACGTGATGAGTTTCGCTATACTAGAAGCCAATTTGTAAGAACCACAGTCAAGTGGGAACCATTGTTTGAAGCTGATGCGAATACAATGACCATGATTGGTGATGGTGTTGTGAAATTGAATCAGGCATTGCCTGGTTATATCAATGCTGAAACAATCCGAGATCTTACTGGTATCGCGGGAGACATGTCAGCTAAACCAGTGGTAAGCGAGGGTGGTTCAAATGGAGAATGATGTTTTACCTGGTATCTTGCAAGAGGTTCAAGAGAGATTTGAGACTGATTTTGGTAAGAGTGAGATTGTCAGGAATGCTTTTGCTGCATTAAAGGAGAAAAAAGCCACTTACAAAACAGCAAATGAGTTTGCGATTGAAATTGGCGAAATTCTCTCTAAGGCTCTAGGAACGTCTCTGAGAGCCGATAAATTACCAGATGGTAAAATGTATTACAATATCGCTCAACGTTTACTGACGGACGTGCTAGGACGAAATCACGAGCTTGTGAGTGGTTATGCTAGCGATGTTCAGAAGAATTTGAATGATGAAGCGAAAATCGGTCTAAAAGTTCAAGTCCCTGAACTGAATAGGGATCGAATAGCTGGCATTGTCAATCGTTTTTCGTCTGAGGAGAACTTTGAAGATGTCAGTTGGTTGCTAGGTGAACCTATTGTGAACTTCACTCAGTCAATTATTGATGATAGCATCCGGAAGAATGCGGAGTTTCAACATCAGTTTGGATTGCAACCGGAGATTATTAGAAAATCTTATTTTCATTGTTGTAAGTGGTGTCAGGAGGTTCAAGGAAATTATAAATATCCAAGAGTTCCGAAGGACGTTTATAGAAGACATCAGCATTGTCGTTGTATTGTAGACTATGATCCTAAAAACGGAAAAGTTCAGGATATTTGGAAGAAAATTTGGCGAAAAAAAGATGAAAGTGATAAAATTGAAGCAAGGAAGGATATAAATAAAAATTCTCAAATGAGCGAAGTGAGAAAGCTAGCGCTACAGAACGGAATTTCTTCAAATCCTATCAAAAAAAGCCGTAAAAAATTGACTGAGGAACAAATAATCGAAGCTGTTAGTGGTGGAGACAAGACAAGAGGATCTTGTTCATCAGCAGCATTTGCTTATATTGGGAACAAAGGTGGCTATACTGTCTTAGATTTTAGAGGAGGAAAGAGTTGTGATTTCTTTTCTCGAGATAGTAGAATTAAAATGATTGGGAGCCTTCCAGGAGTTGAAATGCATGTTGCTAAACATACAAATGATTTTACTGCAGTAAAAGAATTGTTGGAGAAAGTAGAAAGTGGAAATGAATACTACTTGGCAGCAGGGAGGCATGCAGCAATCATAAGGAAAAACGAAGGTCGTTTCGAGTACTTGGAACTTCAATCAAGAACGTTAAATGGGTTTAAACCATTCAATAACATTGTTCTGAAAGAAAGATTTAAAGCTCAGAAGTCTCACAGTGTAGGTGGGAGAAAATACGATGCGAATAGCTATCTTATTGATGTGAATTCCTTGAAAGACAATCCTGAATTTCACAAGATATTGAGTTTTATCAATACAGCAGATTCTCAACAGATGAAGGGGGCCGAGGGTCATGAAAGATGAATATGAAGAAGTGAATTGGTCCGAATATTGCTACAAAGAAAATGATGGCGATAAAACTTGGTGGGTTGATACAGCATGGTTTGCTAGAGGCTTGATGCTAATCACATTCGACAAGCAAAAATTCTATAACCTTTTTGAAGATTATCCTCATAATATGAGCTCAGAAGAGATTGAAATCTTTGATAAAGAGAATCCATTTTGGGCTGATTTCTTTTCGGACCGAAAATAAGAAATTTGAAGCACTCGTAAGGGTGCTTTTATTATGCTTAGAAAGGAGTAACGATGGGAAACACAATTGATTTTTCAGAGAAAAAGTCTAGTCTTGAGCGCGGTGCTTCCGTGAAAGAAATTTTGGAAGAAAATCTTGAGGCTAGCCATGACTACACTTCGGTGCTGGTGGTTTCTTTAGATAAAGATGGTGAGATAAATCTTGGCTATAGCTGGGAGAGTAGTTTGCAGGCATTAGGAATGCTGGATGTTGCTAAAAATTATATTTTGAACGTGATCAATTAAATTATCCCAGCGATAGGGTTATCATGCGATGACGATTGAAAGGAAATTAGAATGGCGAGGAAGAAACTTGGCAATCAGAATCCTACTCAATCGGTGATTTTAAAATACGTCAAGAAAAATTCAAAAGCTAAAGAAGCGATTGAACTTTACGAACGGACAGGGCTTTCTTGCTATTCCTGGCAGAAAAATATCTTGCTGCCTATGATGGCTGTTGATAAAAATGGTCTTTGGGTGCATCAGAAGTTTGGCTACTCTATCCCTCGTCGTAACGGGAAATCTGAAATCCTTTATATCCTTGAAATTTGGGGCTTGCATAAGGGGTTGAATATTCTGCACACGGCTCACCGGATTTCTACCTCTCATGCCTCTTTTGAAAAGGTTAAACGATACCTCGAAAAAATGGGGTATGTTGATGGTGAGGATTTCAATTCTATTCGGGCGAAGGGACAAGAGCGGATTGAACTTTATTCAACAGGTGGTGTTATCCAATTCCGTACCAGGACATCAAATGGCGGTCTTGGTGAAGGTTTTGATATGCTGATCATTGACGAAGCCCAGGAGTACACGACTGAGCAAGAATCTGCTTTGAAATACACGGTTACGGATAGTGAAAATCCTATCACGATCATGTGTGGGACACCTCCGACACCAGTTTCAAGCGGTACGGTCTTTACTAAGTATCGTGAGACTTGTCTCTTTGGAAAGGGAAAGTATTCTGGATGGGCTGAGTGGTCAGTTTCTGACGAAAAGGAAATTGACGATGTGGAAGCCTGGTACAATTCAAATCCATCTATGGGTTACCATTTAAATGAGCGTAAGATTGAGGCAGAGCTTGGTGAGGATAAGTTGGACCATAATATCCAGCGTTTGGGATTCTGGCCAACATACAATCAGAAATCTGCTATCTCTGAAACGGAGTGGAATGAACTCAAGGTGGATGATATTCCAGAATTATCTGGCAAGTTGTCTGTTGGTATTAAGTACGGTCAAGATGGAACGAACGTGGCATTGAGTATTGCTGCAAGGACCAAAGATGGCCGATTCTTTGTTGAAACAGTTGATTGTCAATCTGTTCGTAATGGTAATGAGTGGATGGTTGCCTTTTTGCGTCAAGCTGATGTGGCTCAAATTGTCATCGATGGCGCAAGTGGTCAAAAGATCCTGGACGAAGAGTTGAAGGACTACAGAATCAAGAATGTGATTCTTCCGACGGTGAAAGAAATCATCGTGGCCAACGCTCTTTGGGAGCAGGGCATCTACCAGAAAACCATCTGTCACGCTGGCCAGCCATCGCTGTCTAAAGTAGCTACTAACTGCGATAAGCGGAACATTGGCTCAAATGGTGGTTTTGGCTATCGATCGCACTTTGACGATATGGATATTTCTTTGATGGATAGCGCTTTGCTTGCGCACTGGGCTTGTGTTACAACTAAGCCTAAGAAAAAGCAAAAAATCAGTTATTAAAATAAGCGGTCTTGTGACTGCTTTTTTTGATGCCCAAAATTACCGAACTGCCGGGGAAGCAGGAGAAAGGAGACATGAGAATGTCAGAATTTAAACCAATTACTACACAAGAAGAATTTGATGCTGCTATTAAGGCCCGCTTATCTCGTGAAAAAGAGAAATATGTCGACTATGACCAGCTCAAATCTCGTGTTGAAGAGTTGGAAAAAGAAAATGGTGGCTTGAAGTCAACCATCGAAGTTACTAATCAAAGTAAGGCAGATGCTGACAAGCAACTTGAAGAAATGCAGAAGCAAATTGCTGGTTATGAGACGGCTAGTCTACGAACTCGTGTGGCTTTGCAATATGGATTGCCTTACGACCTTGCAGATCGTTTGCAGGGGACTGATGAAGAAAGCTTCAAAGCAGATGCAGAGCGCTTGGCTGGGTTTATGAAGAAATCTCAACCAGTTTACCCGCTCGGAACAAAGGAGCCTAGCTCAATTGATGACAAAGATGCAGCATTAAAAGGAATGTTGCACAAAATGAGAGGAGAATAATTTATGGCAACACTACAAACAGGGGATCTTTTCCCAGTCGAAACAGTTCAAGACATTTTTAGCAAGGTAAAGGGGCATTCAACTCTTGCCAAACTTACTACTCGAGAACCTATTCCGTTTTCGGGAACGGAAACATTTGTATTCAATCTCGAAGGAAATGCTGAAATCGTAGGTGAAGGTAATCCTTCGAACGCTGGAAGTGCAACTATGAAACCAAAGGTAATCAAACCTATTTTGATTACTTACCAAGCACGGGTATCTGAGGAGTTTGTAAATTGTTCGGAAGAAAAACAATTGTCTTACCTCAAATCATTTATTGATGGTTTGTCTAAAAAAGTGGCACAAGCAATTGATATTGCTTCATTCCATGGACTTGAACCAAAATCAATGACAGATGCTTCTTTTAAAGCCACAAACTCATTTGATGGCTTGATTACAGGGAATGTAGTTGCTTATGAAGCAAGTAAAATTGATGAAAATATTGATGCTGCTGTTGCAACCATCACAGCAAATGATTGCGAAGTCAACGGTATTGCATTGTCTCCTGCTGCAGGAGCAGCACTTGGAAACATCAAGGTAAACGGGGTAGCCCAATATCCTGAATACCGTTTTGGCCAAAATCCAGGATCGTTTTACGGAATGAAGTCTGATGTTAATAAAACATTGACTACCGTTGCAAGTTTGGCTAAAAAAGACCATGTTATCGTTGGTGATTTTGAGAATGCTGTCAAATGGGGATATGCAGAGGAAATCCCTCTTGAAATCATTAAATACGGTGATCCAGACGGAGCTGGTCGCGATTTGAAACGCTACCGTGAAGTTTGCTTGCGTACACAAGTATACGTAGGTTGGGGAATTCTTGACGAGCAGGCATTTGCTCGTGTGGAGGCTTAATATGGAATATATTAACAAAGAAACCTTAGCAACAATTGAAACAGACAGTAAGTTGGCAGGTGATTGGGTTCCTATTAGTGAATTCAAGGACGAATATCGTCTTACTGTTCCAGAAATCAAGGCGAAACTTGATGAATTGGGTGTTGAGTATGATAGCAAGGCAAATAAATCTACTTTGCTTGATTTATTAATCGCAAATGAAGGGTGATTGAGATGGAAAACTTTGCAACAGTCGAAGATTTGAAAAAATTGTGGCGAGCGTTGAAATTCGATGAGGAAAAACGAGCCGAAGCGCTGTTGGAAGTTGTTTCTCATTCTCTTCGCATTGAAGCTAAAAAAGTTGGCAAAGATTTAGATGGATTGGTTGCTACTGATCCATCTTTTGCTATGGTCGTTAAGTCCGTCACGGTTGATGTGGTAGCTCGCACCTTGATGACCTCGACTGATCAGGAACCAATGACTCAAATGGCCGAGTCTGCTCTTGGATATTCCTTCAGTGGTTCTTATTTAGTTCCTGGCGGAGGTCTCTTTATCAAGGACTCTGAGTTGAAACGTCTGGGGCTTAAAAAGCAAAGATATGGGGTGATTGATATCTATGGGACGGATTAAAGGAATTACTGTAACATTGATTGGAAAAACCAAGAATGGAAAGGATGACTTTGGCCATCCTATCTATGAGAATACTGAAATTAAAGTAGAGAATGTCCTGGTTGTTCCGTCTTCGACAGAAGATGTCACCAATCAACTGAATCTTACTGGTAAAAAGGCAGCTTATACGCTGGGCATTCCAAAAGGCGATCAGAACGAGTGGAAAGACCGTGAGGTTCGTTTCTTTGGGCGCAAATGGTGCACGATTGGCATTCCTTTGGAAGGCATTGAAGCCATGATGCCTCTGGACTGGAACAAGAAAGTGATGGTTGAAGCGTATGAGTAATACAAAAATCAAGCTTATCGGTGCGGGTGTAGGAGCTCTTTTGAAATCAAAAGAGATTCAGGATATTCTGAACAAAGAAGCAACAGTTATTAAAAAAAGATGTGGCCCTGGTTATGAACAAGATAGCCACGTTGGTAAGACAAGGGCCAATGCTATGATTTATCCAGCTACGCGAAAAGCGAAAAGAGATAATTTAAAAAATAACACTTTGTTGAAGGCGGTGCATTAGATGATTGAAATTATTATCAAGAAATATCTTGACGGTCATTTAGATGTACCGTCATTTTTTGAGCATGAAGCTGAAGCTCCCGATAGCTTTGTCATTATTCAAAAAACTGGTGGTAAGGAGCGAAATCATTCTGGTAGTGCGACCTTTGCTTTTCAAAGTTATGGCCCAACTATGCAGAAGGCTGCAGAGCTTAATGTGAAAGTGAAAAGTGCTGTGAAAGGATTGATTGAGTTAGATTCAATCTGTGGTGTCCACCTGAACAGTGATTACAATTTTACGGACACTGAAACAAAACAATATCGATATCAAGCCGTATTTGATATTAATTATTTTTAAAAGGAGAAATTAAATGGCTACAGAAGCAAATGTAACGACTGCAAAACCTAAAATCGGAGGTGCGGTTTATTCTGCACCTCTTGGAACAGCATTACCGACAGATGCAACAACAAAACTAGATGAAGCTTTTAAAGCGCTGGGATATATTTCAGAAGATGGTATGACCAACAGTAACTCTCCAGAGTCTGAAAATATTAAAGCATGGGGTGGCGTAATTGTAAGTTCAGTTCAAAAAGAAAAACCAGACACATTCAAATATATGCTGATTGAAGCATTGAATTTAGATGTTTTGAAGGAAGTTTATGGATCAGATAATGTATCTGGTGACTTGTCATCAGGAATTGCCATTAAGGCAAATTCAAAAGAATTGCCACATCACTGTCTGGTTATCGAAACAGTTCTAAAAGGTGGTGTACTTAAACGTATTGTTATCCCTTCAGGAAAAGTAACTGCCATCGATGAAATCACTTATAACGATGGAAGTGTTCTCGGATATGGTACGACAGTAACTGCCTTCCCTAACGCTGCTGACGACACACACTATGAATACATCAAAGGAGCTTAACTATGTCAAGACGAAATCGTAAGAAAAAAAATAACGGAGCAACCCCACAGATTAAAACAATCCGTGGTGTGACTTCAACCGGATTTGCTTTTGAAATTACAAAAGAGCGCTTGGAAAACTATGAGTTGCTTGAAGTTATTGCAGAAGTGGATACAAATCCGGCAGTTTTACCAAAAGTGGTCAAACTTATGCTTGGTGACAAATCAGAAGATTTGAAAAACCATGTGCGGACTGCGGATGGCATTGTTCCTTTGGATAAAATGGGAGCAGAAATTAGTGAGATTTTTACAAGTCAGAACCAGTTAAAAAAATAGCGCTCCTTGCTAGAATGATTCAAACAGATGAAGATGCTCTTATTTGTGATTTAGCTGAAACATATGGGATTTTTGATTATAGACAGTTACCTGCTGACCAGGTAGCTGTTTTTGCTTTTGGTTTGAGAGATGATTCACGGATCAAACTAGCAATGACCAATAGCAAAGTTCCTTTTGAAACCTTTTTACTTGCAGGTGTGCTTGATAGGCTTTCTGCTCTTGTGTGGTTTAAAACAACAGACGGTCAGAAAGGAATCAACAAACCATTAATGGTTGCAGAGGAGCTGACAGAGAAAACTAAAGCTAAAGAAAGCAAAGAGATGATCTTTGATTCTGGTGAGGATTTTGAAGAATATCGTCAGAAAATTTTAGAAAAAATAGGAGGTGAGGATTAGTGGCTACAGAAATAGCACAGGCTTATGTACAATTGATACCATCAGCTAGAGGCATTACTGGTAAAATCCAATCAATACTCGATCCTGAAGCGAGTGCAGCAGGGCAAAGTGCTGGACAGTCATTAGGTTCTAGTCTTGTTAGCGTTATGACGAAAGTTATTGCAGCGGCAGGAATTGGCAAGGCCTTTTCGGCGGCAATCAGTGAAGGAGCAGCGCTTCAACAATCGCTTGGAGGTATCGAAACTCTATTCAAAGGTTCTGCTGACAAGGTGAAGGGATATGCTAATGAGGCCTACAAAACAACAGGTTTGTCAGCTAATGCCTACATGGAAAATGTGACAGGCTTCTCAGCTAGCCTCTTGCAATCTCTTGGTGGTGACACTAATAAAGCTGCTGAAACAGCCAACATGGCCATGATTGATATGTCGGATAATGCGAATAAGATGGGGACATCTATGGGAAGCATTCAACTGGCGTATCAAGGTTTCGCCAAACAAAACTACACCATGCTCGACAACCTGAAACTCGGATACGGTGGTACCAAGCAGGAAATGGAGCGTCTTTTGAATGACGCTCAGAAGTTGACGGGCGTTAAGTACGACATTAACAACCTCTCAGATGTTTATAATGCCATCCATGCTATCCAAGAAAATCTAGACATCACTGGCACAACTGCTAAAGAGGCAGCATCTACTTTTAGTGGTTCTTTTGAATCTATGAAAGCAGCTGCTCAGAATGTACTTGGGAAGTTAGCGCTAGGGGAGAATATCCTACCTTCTCTGCATGCTTTGCTTAAAACAACATCTACCTTTCTTTTTGATAATTTTTTACCAATGGTTGGAAATATTTTTTCTGGCCTTGGCTTGGTTTTGACTGAAGGGATTAGCCAGATTGCTTCTCAGCTTTTTGGGGATGCTTTTGGAAGTGCAGTCTATAGTCAACTGTCGAGAGTGACAGGTGTCTTTCAAACTTTCTTTGATATGATCTTTGGATCATTGAGCAAGCAAGATAACATTGATATCCTGACCATGCTTGGATTTAGCGAGGGTGCTGCTAATCAAATTGTCAACATCGCAGACAATATCCGAGTAACTTTTGAGAATATCGGGGTTGTTGCTGGTAATGTTGCAAGTATTGTTGTTGATTTCGTTGGAGATCTTTTAGGAATCAAAGACGGAGAGCAGGGAGTGAATTTGCTAGGCATTGCCTTTGAAAGTATCTCAGGTTTTATCAGAGACGCCTCTGAAAGCCTTAGTAAATTTACATCTTGGTTAAAAGATTCACCTCTTGCATTAGATGCCTTAAAATCGGCTGTTGTTGGCATTACAAGTGCATGGGCAGGATATAAAGCTGTCTTAGCGGTAATAAAAGGAATTGAAACAATCAGGAATGCAACTCTAGCTATCACGAATGGCTTAATGCTAGCTCAGTTCGTAAGAACCGGTGCACTCACTACCGCAGAAGCTGCGAATGCGGCGGCAACTATGGGAGCAAGTGGAGCGTTCGGTATCTTTAATGCTGTTTTATCTGCCAACCCGATTGGCTTAATCGTAACGGCAGTCGCAGCATTGACTGCTGGTCTTGTATGGTTCTTCACACAAACAGAAACTGGTCAGCAAATTTGGTCATCTTTTGTGGATTGGATCAAGCAGGCATGGCAGGGAATTGCTGATTTCTTTGTCGGTCTTTGGTCTGGCATCTCTGAAGGTGCTAGCACATTGTGGGATGGAGTTGTTACAGCATGGAATGCTTACATTGAGTCTTTGAAGGCGATGTGGAATGGGATTGTAACATTCTTTTCTGACTTGTGGGTAAGTATTCAAGAGGCTGCATCTGTTGCATGGACAGCTATCACAACGGTAGTGATGGCTATTGTTCAACCGTTCATAGATGGATTTATGAATATTTGGAACAATATATCAGATGGTCTTACTCAAATTTGGGAAGGGATTAAGATGATTTTTCAAGGTGCTTGGGAGTTCATCAAATCCATTTTCTTGGGCGCTATTCTGATCATCATCGACATTGTGACAGGGAACTTTAACCAGCTAGGAGCTGATCTTTCTCTAATTTGGGAAGGTATTCAAAATGGCATTTCTATGATATGGGAGGGGATTAAAACATACTTCTCTGGAGTTGTAGATGCTATTGTTGGTTATGGTATTGCTGTTTTTGAAAACTTTTCTGCTGTTCTTAGTGCGATTTGGGAGTTCATCAAGTCGACTGCTTCAGCGACTTGGGAATGGATAAAATCTACTGTATCAAGTCTGATTACAGGTTTGGTTCAGGAAGCTCAAAATATTTGGGATGGCTTTATGAACTTCCTATCAAGTTTGTGGGAAGGTATTAAGTCAACGGCAAGCAGTGCTTGGGAGGCACTCAAAGCTAGCGTACTTAGTATCATTGATGGTCTTGTATCTGGGGCGCAAAATGCATGGGACACCATGTCTAATGCTGTATCTACTCTCGTAAGTAATGTGACTGGATTCTTTGATCAGTTGTGGAACATCAATCTTTTCAGTGCTGGTCAAGCAATCTTACAAGGCTTCTTGGACGGTTTGCAATCTATGTGGTCTTCTGTAACTGACTTCGTCGGTGGTATCGCTGGTTGGATCCGTGACCATAAAGGACCTATTGAGTATGACCGTAAGCTTTTGATTCCAGCAGGTAATGCAATTATGGGAAGTTTAGACCACGGATTAAAAGATGGGTTTAAAGACGTCAAGCAAACGATCGGAGGTATGGCTGGTGAGATTTCGGATGTATTTTCAGGAGACAACCTGGATCTGAATTCCTCTGCATCCCTGACTAAAAGCCTTGAGGCACAGTTGGCTATGCCATCAAACCAATTTGAGGCCCATGAGAGTAAAACAGTGTCTGAGATAGCGATTCTGAGAGCAAGTATGGAGAGAATCCTTACTGCTATCCTTGAAAAATCGTCAGACGTTTATCTGGACAATGACATTATCTCACTCAAAACCTATGAACAACATGGCGCCATCTATGCAAGGGAGGGGATTTAATGGATTATATGATCATAAATGGTTTTAACACCTCAACCCTTCCTGGTTGTGTTGTGACAGATTTTGGGAAGGTGGATGCTGCTAAGCCAAAAGGAGAGAAGGCAGACCTTTATGGGATTAATGGCAGTTATCGTATGTTAGATGGTTCTTTCGACAGTTACGAAAGAACCTTCACTCTCCACGTTAAAAAAATGGTTGAGATTTCAAGTATTCTTGATAAGTTTCAATCGAATGATAATGTTTTGGAATTTAGCTATCAGCTTGGCTCATTGTTTTATGCTAACTTTGTGACTGCTAGTTTTGAACCTTTTGGAAATCATGCTTGGAAGTTAGAAATCAAGTTAGACATGCAGCCCTTCCGCTACCAAAAAATTGTAGATCCTGTGATTCTTACGGCATCTGGTACAATCAACAATCCTGGGACGATTTATTCCGAACCAAGCATTGAGATTGAGGGGGATGGCGACGTCTCTCTTACGATTGGCCGTAAGACTATGTATCTTGCTATTAAGACAAAGGCTACAATCGATTGTAGACAAGGCAAGCAGAACATCTACAATGCTACTGGAGCAGTCCAGAATACTCTTCGGAAGCGTGGAGGATTCTTGGAGATTCCGACTGGTAAAGTTGGTGTTTCGTTTACTGGAAACGTCCGAAAGATTACTATTCGACCTAATTGGAGGTATAAGATTTGATTTATTTAACAAATGGGAATATGCCTCTGAATGCTGCATATGCTGATGAAATTGTTCAAGAGGAGAATAGCACCTATCAATTGACCTTCCGATTTCCGACATCGGATTCGTTGTGGGAGCAGTTGAAGGAGGAGACATTCCTAACGGCTGATGATCTTCACGGTGAACAGGATTTTGTCATTTTCGAGGTTGAGAAGAAGCATGGCTATATTCAAGTTTATGCGAACCAGGTGTTCACCCTCTTGAATAACTATGTGGTCAGTTCGCTTGCTCTTGATCGTGCGACTGGCTCAACTGCTCTCAGTCGTTTTGCTGGAGCGATCACTCGTGATAATCCGTTCTCATTCTTCTCTGATATTGAAGATAGACACACTTTTAATATCGGTTCTAAGAATGCTATGGAAGCCTTCGCGAAAGATAAGCATTCAATCATTGGGCAATGGGGTGGAGACCTTGTGCGTCACGGATACCAGGTTCGACTTTTAAAAAATGGCGGTTCAGAAAACGAATCGCTTTTTATGTATAAAAAGAATCTGTCTAGCTATCAGCACAAGACCTCCACCAAGTCTTTAAAGACTCGAATTACTTTCGCGACGACTGTCAAGGGAGAGGGAGAGAAAGCGCCTGACCGCAAGTTTTCTGTGGTTGTGGATAGTCCACTCATTAACAAGTACAGTCAAATCTACGAAGATGTGATTGAGGTTAATGATCAGGATGTTAAGGATGAAGTAAGCCTTCGTAAATATGGTGAGCAGTATTTCAAGACATCGCTCTGCGACATGATGGAAGATAGCCTTGAGCTTGAAGTCGTCGGTCAGAGCGATGTTCCTGTTCAGATGTTCGATGTCGTGAGTATCTTCCACGAGCGCTACAATCTCGACGTGCGAAAGAAGATTACTAAATACACCTACTCACCGATGGCTAAGAAGCTGAAATCTATCGGATTCGGTCAATTCCAGTCCGGCCTTGCGAATGCGATTGGTAACGCAGTGAGTGATGCGGTTAAAAACGAAACTCAGCACTTGCAAGGGCAATTCGCCACACAATTAGCAAAAGAAATCAAGAATGCCGACCTCGCTTTTGACCGAAAAAAAGAGGAACTAGTCAACCAGTTCACAGATGGTCTTAACGCTGCCAAAGCAAAGGCCGAAGAGATCAAGCGAAGTCTGACAGAGACAATCGACCAGCGTTTTCGTGATTTCGACAGCACTGGTTTGAACGAAATCAAACAAAAGGCTGAAGAAGCTTTAAAAAACGCTGGTGCAGGTAGTTTGCTAGCTCAAGAGGCTAAGCAAATCAGTGAGCAGGCAACTGCTGATATAACCAAATTAAAAAACGAGGTCGTTGATGGATATGTCGGCAAGAATACTTACCAAGAAGGTATTCGTGGGATTGAGCGACGAATCGAGGAAGTGAAGACATCGACAAATGGCCAAGTTGCTACTCAAATCGCTGAGTACAAGCAGACTGTTGATGGACAATTCACTAACTTGGTTTCTCAAATCGAGGGCAAGGCTAACCAGACGGACTTTCAGCGTGTGAAAGAAACCAGTCAGCTCTATGAACGCATCATCGGTAGTAGCGAGTCTGATATTGCTGAGAAAGTCGCTCGCATGACTCTGACTAATCAGTTGTTTCAAGTTGAGGTTTCGAAGGCTGCGAAAGGTGGTCGAAATTATATCCGAGGAATCAAAGAGATGCGTGTAGCTTCAGGTTCATGGGATTCTGGGACATTTCGTAGCTCAGGTTCTGGAAGTATTCGGACGATTAAGGTTTCGGATAGTCCTGTACCTGATTTGAATAAGGCAGTACGTATAGTTTCTAATGATCCAAAAGGTATAATTGGCATTGCCCAGGACGGATTTAAAATTTTACCAGGAACCTATACCATGTCTGTTTGGGTAAAAGGTTCAGCTGGGCAAAGAGTTAGGTTGCAAAACTACTGGGAACCTGATGATCCAACAGGTATAAGTCCAGAATTTATCTTGAAAAATGATAAATGGACATATTTGACATTTTCCAGCGAGCGAAAAAAAGCTGGAAAATTATCAATCGGTTACGTTTACTTATTGAATAGCGGAAAAGGAAGTTATGTTGATGTTTTAGCTCCTCAATTAGAAGAGGGAAGTCTTGCAACAAGTGCTCGTCCTGCCCCTGAAGACACAGACGAAGCTGTTCGTACAGTTCAAAATCAACTTGCGGGCTCGTGGGCAGTTCAGAATCTGACAAGTGCAGGAGCAATCGTTTCGCAAATCAATGCGACAAACAATCAAATCTTGATTGAAGCTGAAAAAATTCGGTTAAAGGGTAAGACCTTGCTGGATGAACTGACAGCGATTGATGGATATTTCAAGCGCTTGTTCGTTGGTGAGGGTAACTTTGCCAAGCTAAATGCTGAGATTATTGGTTCAAAGACTATCACAGCAGATAAGTTGATTATGGACTCGGCAATGGCTCGGATGTTCGTCTCAAGCGATATCTTCACAGACACGCTTGCCGCTAAGGAAGCCTTCATCAATAGGCTTAGGTCCGTAGTAGTCACTGCGACTTTGCTCGAAGGGTACAAAGGGAAAATCGGTGGATTCCAAATCGGTACGCATGATAAAGACCCTTCGGTTTATTGGCTGACAAGTGTCGACCATTTTTCAGTAGGTATGGGTACCTCAATAAATGGTCCAGGAAAATGGAGACAAACTGCTCTTTGGGTTAACTGGGGTAACGATTGGAACACGCCAGGGAACAACGCATGGTTCGTAAACAATGCCGGACAAATGTACTGCTATAATCGTGCCCATTTTTGGGGGACTCCGGAAATTCACGGAGATTTAAAAGTTTCTGGCGATATTTATTATGTAAATAGCAAAAACCAGTTCAGTCATTGGATATATTCTGACACATACAAAAGAATGAGTAGGTCAAACGATTATCTTTATTTGTATAAAAGCGGATCAGCTAGTTACGACTGGATTCCTATAAACAAAGAAATCTCAGACCGCCGATACAAATCAAATATCCAAGATAGTCAAGTCTCAGGCCTTGATGTTATCGAAAAGCTCAAAACGTACTCTTATCGCAAAGAGTATGATGGAAAAATAGAGGATATTTCTTGTGGTATCATGGCGCAAGATGTCCAGAAGTACGCTCCCGAAGCATTTTTTGAAAACCCAGACGGCGCTTACTCATATCGCACATTTGAACTTGTGCCTTACTTGATTAAGGCTATTCAAGAACTAAATCAAAAATTACAGAGATTGGAGAAAACAGCATGAACGAACAAGACAAACAAATCAGCAGCCTGACAATTAAATCGTTAGGTGAAAAAGTCAGTAATGAGGCTACTCAGTCGGCAACGCTCGAAGCCCTCTATACAGTTACTGCTATGGAACTTGAGCAGATGAAACGAATCATCGAATCAGACGAAGAGCTGAAAGCGAAATTTAAAGAAGTGAAAGGAAAAATGGTAAATGGCAATTAATAACTATGAATTGGCAGGTAAGCCCTACACTCGTGGTTTTGGGGATAATCTCAAGACCGTGGTTGAAATTTGTCTGTCAGAAGGCAACCGATACAGTACGAACATGCGTGAGCTCGCAGGAGACCGTACGGGCGATTCTGACGATGTTTTAATCAAGGCAGTATTAGATATTGTCAAGACTGAAATTGACCCGTCTAGCGCAATCGTGCAAGCTCAAGAGCAACTTAACAAGGCCAAGGAAGATTTGACTGCTAACAAAGAGTATCTTGACAGTGTTTCAGCGATTACTGAGGTTCTTATTGCACTAGCTATTGGCCAGAATGGTGGCATGCCAACGAACACTTACAGTAAGGTTGCGCAATTCATTAAACCTCTTGTCAAGGACCGTCGTTACACGAATGGCGACATCGTATCCATGCCTTACCCTTACGACACGAATCCGAAGTGGCCGAAGGAAACACCTACTATCTTGAAATTCCAGATGCAACCGTCTGAAGGGTACACTTTCAAGGAGCAACCTCTTGCTGAAATGTTGCAAAAAGGCATTCTGACCGTGGTCATGCCAAGGATTGATTAAGGAGGATTTTATGTCATGGTCTGAAATAATCGAGAAAATGATACATGCAATCACTCAGCTTGCACCCACAATCGGAGTTGTTGCTACTGGTTGGTTCGGCATGCGAGCCAGTAAAGCAGGTCACCTCAACCAAGAACAGTTCAAGGAGCTGAAAGGTGAATTGAGTACTATTCATGCTATCGGTGAGGATAATAAGCAAAAAATAACTGAAGTGAATGAAAAGTTAATAGTTCATGATGAAGCACATCTAGTGACCATGTATCTACGACTTGAGCGCGACATCACGGCTGCTCTTAAACGTGGTTATACAACGGTTCACGAGTCGGATATTATCCATAAAATGCACTCAAGTTACAAGAAACTCGGAGGCAATGGGCGAATTGATGCCCTATTTAACAAATTTGTAAATTTAGAAATTACGGAGGAAAACACAAATGCAACAAATCAATGAAATTTTAATCAATGGAGCAATCAGCATCCTAGTCATTCTACTAGGCATCGCAGTTAAGGCAGTCAAGGACTACCTTATCAAAAAGGGTGGTGAAAAGACCATCAAGATTGTTGAAATCTTGGCCAAAAATGCGGTGCATGCCGTGGAGCAAGTCGCATCTGAGACTGGTTATAAAGGTGAAGAAAAGCTGGAGCAAGCACGAACTAAAATCCGTGCTGAACTTAGCAAATACAACATCAGCATGACTGACAAGGACTTGGACACATTCGTCGAGTCAGCGGTTAAGCAGATGAATGAAGCGTGGAAAGGGGAATAAGCATGGGTTTAAGTCTTGAAACGGCTATTGCCTGGATGCAAGCTCGAAAAGGGCAAGTATCTTATAGTATGGATGACCGCAATGGCCCTGATTCCTATGATTGTTCAAGTTCAATCTACTATGCTCTACTAAGTGCAGGCGCAGTCTCCGCAGGATGGGCAGTCAATACTGAGTATGAACATGATTGGCTCAAAAAGAACGGATATGAGCTCATCGCTGAGAACACTCCATGGGATGCTCGGCGTGGAGACGTCTTCATTTGGGGACGCCGTGGATATTCTAGCGGTGCTGGCGGCCATACTGGTATATTCGTGGATAGTGATAACATTATCCACTGTAACTATCGTTATGATGGAATTACAGTAAACGATCATGATGATATTTGGCTATACGCAGGACGGCCTTACTATTATGTGTATCGCTTGACCAATCCAAATGCACAGCCTGCAAAACCTAAAAAAGGCTGGCAGTCGGACGATAAAGGCGATTGGTACGCTCGAGCAAATGGGACATATCCGAAAAGTGACTTCGAGTATATCGAGGAAAACAAATCATGGTTCTACTTCGATGCCGAAGGATATTGCGTGAAATCTGATTGGGTATTGTATACGGATGGTCAATGGTACTACTTTGAAGAAGATGGATACATGGTGACGAGCTGGCGTCGTATCAAAGGATATTGGTATTACTTCAACCGCGATGGATCTATGCGTAAAGGCTGGGTGAAGTATTATTCAGACTGGTATTACCTTGACGAAAAGGATGGCGACATGAAATCGAGTCGCTTTGTACCTTACAAAGATGGCTACTACATGCTTCTTCCTGATGGTCGTATGGCTGACAAGGCTGCATTTACTGTTGAGCCAGATGGGCTCATCACTACTAAATAATTTTTTTAAAAAATAGAAAGGAAAATTTCTAAAATATTGTTCGAATTGTTTTAACCGCAGGCTGTTTAGCTTGCGGTTTTTTGTTTGCTCTGAAAGTACTTTCTAAAATAAAAAATCTTTAAATTTCTTTGTATTTATTGTTGACAAACTATCTTATATGATATATAATATTCTTGTAAGATAAATAAAGGAGAAATCAAAATGAAATCACAAGTTATGACATTAGCGTGGAAAATCTTCAAAAATGAAAAGAACGATGTAACATTCTCAGAAGCTTTGAAATTAGCTTGGAAGACAGTTAAACGTCAAAATATGGCTGATGATTTCTACTTCTTCCATTCTTCAAATGTGAAATTCCAAGGGGTTAAGAAATGGTTCGCCGAAAAAGAATTTTATGGACGCAACAAGAAGGATTTGGCCTTCATGTCTGTTACCGCGATTAGCGTCAATGAATTGCTTGAAGAAACTGAGAAGGCTGTTAAACTTGAAATCGTAACACCTTACGGAACATCTGCTAAATGGTACCCAAAGAGCGTACTTGCTTAATTTAAAATTAAAGGAGAAACTAAAATGGAAATCAACAACGACATCAAAGACCTAATTTTGGAATATGTAGGACGATACTTCAGATATGAAAATGATTTCTATAAACTACCAGGTATCAAGTTCACTGATGCCAACTGGCAGAGATTCAAGAGTGGTGAGACCTCTATCGAGAAGATGGGCGCTGCACGAGTGAATGCTATGCTTGATCGCTTATTTGAAGACTTTGAATTAGCTATGATTGGCAAGGCTCAAAATAGTTACTATCTAAATAATTCTCTTAAAATGAACATGACATTTCACGCTTACTATGACCAATTCAAGAAGCAACAATTATTGAAATGGATTGAGAATAGTAGAGAGGACATCATCGGTGGTGCAGGTCGCATATATACTGCTGATGGGAATTGGATATGTAGCGCTTATTTGAAGGTGGCCTTGGAAAGTAGCAGTCTAGGAGATGGGTCATATATGCTTCAAATGCGATTCAAGAACTATTCTCGTGACCCAAGACCAATCCCTGCAGGGCGTCAAAATCGACTTGAATGGATTGAGAACAACTTGGAGAATATTCGATGAGAGAGAATATAATCGGTCAGAGGTTCAATCGTCTCGTTGTCATAGAAGATGACGGGACGAGGTCTTCTAAAGGAGAAATTAAATGGCTCTGTCAATGTGATTGTGGCAATCTATATCACGCCCTCAGATATAGATTAAAGAACGGTCTAACCAAATCTTGCGGGTGCCTTAACGACGAGAAGAAGCGTGGCCGATTTAAAGATCTATCAGGAACTGAAACGGATAACTTCAAGATTATTGACAGAGCATATTCTAAGGATCAGCGAGTTTGGTGGAATTGTATCTGTAAGCACTGTGGCAAGAGCGTGATTCTGAATAATAATCTTATCGGCCATCAGACCTCTTGTGGATGCAGACGCGGAGCGACAAAGGACTATATGGACTCTATTCGAGATCCTGAGAGTCGAAAATCCACGAAACCAACCGCTAGGAATAGTACTGGTGTTAGAGGTGTCTATTTCAACAAGCGAAAGAAAAGATATCAGGTATTCATCAATGTTGATAAGAAGCAGAAATATTTAGGAAGCTATTCTTCTTTGGAAGAGGCTACAAAGATTCGACGTGAAGCGGAAGAGGAATATGGATACAAACAAAAACAGTGATTTTTTCACTGTTTTTCTTGTAGTGTATGGGCGTAAGAAGTCATGCTGATAGCGTGTTTTAAACGCATGTTCATAATATCTGATACACCGTTTTTATACTTATCTACTGCTTGAATAGATACGCCACAGTTTTTGCTGATAGCATAGGCTGTGGCGTTGTCTAAAAGCCAGCGGATAGCTTTAATATCTACTGACATATATTACCTCATAAAATACCAAACTGCAAATAGGAGCAGAAGAAGTCCGATAATAAATTCAACTTTTTCACGCTTGGTGGTTTTTCTAATTTTTAGATTTACTTTCATTGTTTTTCCTGTTATAATTTAAGTACACCCCCGAAGGGGTGGATAGTGATTTCTCACTATCCAAATTCGATGTGCCATTCAAAGCTGATTATAAATAAGTTGATTTTGACTACTAGCTTATTTGTTTTTACTTTGAGTGGCTTCTTTTTGAACTTAAACATTTTGTTTTCCTTTCTACTAGTTTCCTTGTCTAAGGTTTCCTCCTTAACCTTATGTATCTATTATACAACTAAAGTTGTATAATGTCAATAGTTTTGATGAAGTTTTTTTAAATTTTTTCAAAAAAATAGACCTTGTCCAGAGGTCGTGAAGTTGGAGGGGACACCCTCCAAGAGCGTTGATTTAATAAGATTTTATTTTACCTTTTTCATAATAATCTCCCTAAAGAAGC